AGCAGATGTTGAATTCGCCATTTTTTAATTCCTTATACGTTCATTTTATTAAAAATATGAGTTTCTGTCAAACTCATTAAGCAGCCACCTCTTGCCATCCTGGAGGTGTTATAGGCGCTGAACCTGTATTAACTTCATTCCAGATTAAAGCACTACCAGAACCTTGAGCTATAGTCAAGGCATTTCCTGTAACCTGCACATCCACATGAGATATAGCAGTAACAGAAGCTAATTGACCCGTTAAAGCTAAACCTGTAACAGGAACTTCTTGAGCAGGCACACCTACAGCAGTCCCTAATGCTGCTGTCATGGCTTGACCAGTTGGAGTTGCTCCAGCCCCTGCTTGTCCTACGAGAGTTCCTAAATTAGCAACCATTGCTTGACCAAGTGCATTTGCATCTGGAGCTGGATCAGCTTGACCTAAAGTTGCTTGAGCTACGTTTAATGTGTTTAAAGTTAAAATTGCGGATGCGCTAACTGTTTCATTACCTAAAGCAGCGGTCATTGCAATACCTGTTAAAGTAACATTTGCAAATTGACCTTCAACACCCCAAGCGTTTACGTTCCAACCTTGTCTACCCCAACCTGTTTGGTTGAACGCGTCTATAGTTCCAAGACCCATAGACATTGCAATACCTGTAGCCATTGCATCGGGACCAGCATCTGCTTGTCCTAAATTAGTAGACATAGCAATACCGGTTGGGAATGTTACGTTTGCTATTACAATATTTTCGTTTCCAAGAGTTGCAGTTAATGCTTGACCTGTTACCTGGTGATTAACATCAATAATAACAGTTTCGTTTCCAAGAGTTGCAGTTAGTGCTTGACCTGTAACTGAAACATTAATGTCTCCTAAAAGACCCCAAGTTCCAAGACCCCAGGTTTGTTGACTCCATCCCGCCATAGGAGATTACCTCCTACGATTAACCAGAGATCCTTAGAATCGCTGCTGTTGATGTATTAGCCGGAAACTGAATT